CACGTCCGATTAAATTTACGAGAAGTGTGTTAAAGTGGGTCTGACGATTTTCGAGGATGGTCACCTTACTTTTGAGACGGTTATTCTCGATTCGTAATTCGCGGGTCAGATCTTTATTCTCGGTCGTTCCCGAAGGCATCGCCGGTTGTTCCGGCCAAACGGGATTTTCCGGATCTTCCGTCGCTGAAGGGAGGTCGCGTAAGGCTTTGCGGTACGTGAGCCATTGTTGGTACGAGTCATCGTCAATCGAGTAATCTTCTGAGAAAACCCAATCCACATCGGCGAGGCGCCTGTTGCGTTCTCGTCTCAAAATCTCATAAGTGAACTCATCTATATACTCTTGTAATTTGGTATCAAATTGTTCTTTACCGGGCTTTCCTTGACCTTCTGGAACTTCTATCGATTCCCATGTACTACCCCAACACGTAGCTTGAGTTCCGAAAAATTCAAGTACTTTGCATACATAGTGGCATTTTATGGTTTCTTTTGAATCCAAAACCATTATCTATTCTATTGTTTATATAGATATTTATCCTATGAAATATCCACTAAAATGTCCTAGTTCTTCGCCAAAATATAAATTAACACCCGGTGCGGCGGCATGTATGCTCGGATATATATTATCACCTGCGTTACAGAAAAGAGGAATATGAACGGCAAGAAAATCGTGGTCGGGGTTTCCGATGACATATGCGTAAGCAAAAGATCTCTGCGCCGCATTCACCCCATTTTTAACTAGTGTCAATTCCATATGTCCATTGCCTGTACCATAACGAGCTAAAGCAGTAAATTCAAACCAATAATACCCGGTTATGGGAGCATAGAATTTGTAGTCGGACGTATTAAAACAATTACCTACGTTAATTTTTGTATCCTTGAATCTTATCATTCCTGTGTATCCATTGGCGGTATAGTGAGTAGTTCCCGAACCACCGTGGGTCGCCCCCCCATTTGCGGCGTGGTACGCGTAAAATACAGGTCTCTGTGGAGTCGTGATCACGCCATCAACGTTCAAGTTCCCCCTCACATCTAACTGGGCTTCAGGAGCTTTCCCGATACCGACGGCCGTGTCGCTGATGACCATGGACCGCCCGGTTCGGCCGAGACGGTAGAGTTTGCGGACCTCCGAGGGTTCGAGGGCGACTGAGTAGACTTTTGGGTTGGAAACCATTCCATTGTACCATTGGACGTTATCGTCTCTGCCTATTCTAACTTCGGGATTTGAAGGTAGAGCTAAAGCATAACTGACGGACATTGTGGTCGGTGTTTGATATTCACCATCCAAATAGAATTTCCACGAACTATTTGAACTTCCACCATCGTATGTTAATACTACATGATACCATCTATTATCCTCGATAGGTTGAACCCATGTGGCCGATGCCGCACTATCTGTATTCAATGTCCATCGCCCTCCGGGTCCGTTCGTGGTATCCCAATATAAATATGCATACACTCCTGCTCCAGCTATGTTTGTTCCTACAGTAAATGCAGCTCTCGAAGTTCCATCTACACCGTTGACCCAATAAGACTGTGTATGTGCGTACGCACCGGAAGCACCATTCAGCGTTGCCTTTATATAATTAGAGGAAGAACTTGGGAAACCAGTAAACGCCTTTTCCGCTGCGGAGTACTGGGCAGTTCCGTAAAACACCCCATGATTCCCCTGCCCCGAGATATCTGTGGGTGAGGAATTGACGGTGGTATCGAAATCCAGCACCAACTTCTCCGGCCTAGGGGTTTCCGTATCCACGTCGTACCGCGAAACGCGGGGTACATCGAGGGACCTTCCTAGAGTCAGCGAACCCTTATCGAGGGTCGTGGGACCGGGGGTGCCGAAGAATCTGAGTTCGGAAAAATTTAACTCGGCCCTTGAATATTGGGGGTCCAACTTAGTACACACCAAAGCCAAATATTTATAATAATTGGTATTGTTCACTGTATAATTTTTAGTTACTACGGTACCACTGTTAGTAAAACCGGACCCTGATATACTGTCTATCGTTTCCCAATTATTATTATCGTTGGAACCTATGATGACCCAACTATCGGGTGCGTAGTCATAATAAGGACCGTATATCTGTATCTGATAGCTATTCACTTTAATTCTATAAGGTAATTGGAGCTTAAGCCATTCACCATCGTGACCACCAAGTTCCGCACCTCTAGTGGGTAACCCTGTAGATGTTGAATAAGAAGGATTGTGTGTGTTCCAAGTACTGTCTGACCAGGGAGCTGCTTGTATCTTATTAAATACCTGATACGAATGATAGCTTCCGGTTGCGACCTCACTACTCGCATACGCACAAAACACCCCATGGCCCTCCACCAACGTTTCGTAGCCCGTCAACCCCCTAGGAGGATACTCTTGAATCCGCTCATCTCCCGCGAGTTCCAATTGGCCCGAGGGTTCGGTGACCCCCACGCCCAAGTGTCCCTTGTACAGGGTCACTTGGGACTTGGACCCCAAGAAATAGTCTTTTTGGTAATCGTAGAGTTCCCTAACTTGGTCAGCGTTCAGGGCCTTGGAGTAGAGACGGAAGTTCGCGATGGACCCTGTGAAATGAGTGCTTCCCGGATCAGCTGTAGAACTTCCTAATGTAACAAATGCACCACTTTGAAAATTTATAGGATCCCCAGCAGTTGTTTCCCAACCTGAAAATTGGTTATTGTGACCAATGTCATCAAATTTTTTACCATTAACGTATAATGATTTATTTTTCGGTGTAGCACCGCCGCCAACGTATGACCCAGTTATATGATACCACGTGTTAGACGTGATTCCTGTGAGAGGGTAATCAACGTCATTTGCGTAACTCGCCCATCTCATGCGATCCGCTCTAAATTCGATAGAACTATTTTGTGAAGCTGCGTGTGTTGTACGACCTATGTGCATCACGTACGTAGACGGGTGATTCATTGTATTGTCCTTTATCCAAAATGAAAATGTATGTGGTTGATCACCCGTAAACCCTAACGCACTCGATGTTATATTTTGAGAAGAACTTCCATCAAAGGTGAACGCTTTATAAGTCGTATCAAAGCCGACACCACCGTTTAATGTTCCATTCTGTTGCGTCCCAGCCAGGTCAGTCACCGTCACCCCGGACTCCGGGTAACTCGAGGTTTCCCGCCCATCATAGTAGACCTCCAACTGGGTCCCCGTGGTCGCCGGCACGTTGTACACGGTCTTTAGGGTGGTGTCTAGGGAGCCACTGCCTTCTTCGTGGCCGTAGAATCTCAATTCGGAAATAGAAAAGTGTGCTTGTCCCGTAGAAACGACAATAGTAGAGGCTGTGCCAGGTATTTTAGTAACAACCAAAGCGTGTCTATTGTAAAATATAGTGGAATTTATATGGTATGTGTGTAATATGGACTGACCACTTGCAGACTGACCAGTGAACGTTTTTATATGAGACCACGTAGTTCCATCATTGGAACCCCAAATTTGAAAATCGGTAGGGAACTGAGCCAACCAATCACTGGCATTCCTCGATCGTATCTGTATGTTGTCTAACTTTATAGCATTTGGACTTTTTAGAGATACCCATTCACCGTTGGGAACACTCGAGGAAGAGGATAAATTGGCACCGGTTCCTTGTGTACTTCCACCTGTTACAAATGTAGTATGTACACCGGTACTTGTACTATACGCCCCGGTTGAACCCTGCCATCCAGCACCCCAGGTATCAGCATAGTCTACAGCTGTTTCATTAAATAAATCATGTACTCCATCATAAGCTCCACTCACATGTTCAGAACTTCTATCAATTCTATATTCATTATACTCAGCTCCGACTGCGCTACGAGGTAAGATTATCTCCGGGTACTTCCGCAGGGGTCGATCGTGGGGTCCCGTGTATTCGGCGACCACGTTGGAGTCCGATCGAATCGTGGTGACGTGTAAATTACCCGTGACGGTCGCTTCTTTCGATGCTATTAAATGTTCGGAAATTGTCAGTGTATCCGCGACCGTAGCATTCGCGCTCACCGTTAAATCGGTCGAAACCGTTGCATTTACGGACACAATGAGATCCCGGCCGATCTGAGCGTTCGCGGTC